CTAACCCAAACAGCCGTAGAGCTGCAATGATCTATAATCGCCCAAGTATGCATCTTGATTTCAACCGTGATGGTATGTCTGACTTTATGTGTACATTTGCGAATACGTTTATGATTCGAGATGGTAAACTTATATCCCATTATGCAATGAGATCTAACGATGCTGTCTTTGGTTATAACAATGATGTTGCTTGGGCAAAGTTTGTTCAAGGTCAACTTGCCTATGATCTCGAAGTTGAGGTCGGTGAATTGATTTGGACTGCTACTAATCTTCATGTATATGAAAGACATTTTGAGTTTATTGAGGCGTTAATTAATGCAGGAAAATAAATGGGATCAAAGATTTATACGAGTTGCACGAGAAGTTTCAAGTTGGTCGAAAGATCCAAGTAGACAAATAGGTGCGGTGATTGTAAAAGATAAACGTATCTTAGCAACTGGTTATAATGGCTTTCCTAAAGGTATTGATGATTCAGAAGATAGGTATAATGACAGAGCTCTGAAATACGAACTTGTCGTTCATGCTGAAATGAATGCAATCTATAATGCAACTTATAATGGTATTTCCTTAAAGGATACAACATTGTATGTGTGGGGTCTACCCGTATGTAATGAGTGTGCCAAAGGAATCATTCAAGTTGGCATAAATAGAATTGTAATGGCTGCTGAAGCTGTTCCACAACGATGGATAGAATCCTATGCGAAATCAAAGGAACTATTCATTCAATCAGGAATCAGTATCTTAACTGATTTTCGTGTTGAAGAAACCATTGACATTTAACTCAGTTTGTGTTATAATGGTTACTATATTATTAAAAGGATTATATTATGAAAGAAATTGTTAAAGACTTTGGATTCGGTGCAGCTACTGTTATCGGAATCATTGGTTTAGTCTCAGCCCTTATTGGGTTAGGACAATTAGTTGGTGCAGCAGACGATACAATAAGACTCGCTCTTGCCGCTCCATTCTTCCTATACTTCACCTACATCTTTGGTGGATTAACTCGAAGCATTTATTTCAAAAAATGATTAAGAGATTAGTCACAGACATAGACGGTGTAATGACCGATGGTGGATTCTACTATACCGAAGATGGTAAAGTAATGAAGAAGTTCGGTCCACACGACAATGATGGCATTAAGATGTTGGCTGCGGCTGGCATCAAGACATATGCGATCACTGCGGACAAACGTGGATTTCCCATTACGGAAAAACGCCTTAACGATATGAATGTTCCTATCAAGTTAGTTTCAGAATCTGAAAGGCTTGATTACATTCAATCGGAATTTGGTTTTGAAGGTACAGCATTTGTCGGTGACGGATGGCACGATGCAGAATCATTACAACAATGCGAATTAGGTTTCGCTCCTTATAACGCAACAGCTCGTGCAAAACATCATGCTGACCACATAGTACCTTGTAATGGTGGTGAAGGTGTATTATTACATGTTGCACTAACTATATTAAACAGGTCCCCTATATTATGAAAAAGATTTTTGAAGAAATAGAAACAATGTACGAAGGTACGACTAACATCGATGCGTATGTTGACGTATTAAAAGAGGCATTCAATTTTCAACGAGATATTGTTGGTATTGGTGCAGGCCGTATGGGTTATTCCTTACGTGCTCACATTATGCGTCTATCACATATTGGTTATGATGCGTATTTCATAGGCGATACAACACTACCACGAATTGACAATAATTCAGTTGTTATAATTAACAGTTCTTCCGGAGAAACACCAACGAATATTTTATATGCACAACAGGCAGTAGATGCAGGTTCATATATAATTACTATCACATCTAACAAAGAAAGCACAATTGGTAAGATGAGTAATTTGGTCGTTGAGACTCCTACTTTAGATTCTCATCAGTTAATGAAAACTATATACGAACAGTATTCATATATACTATTTGACTATGTTACTGAATCAGTAGTTTCACAATTAGATCTGGACAGAGACATTATAACACACAATCATTCAATTTTGGAGTAAACCATGAAAATATTAGAACCAACCTTTTCCGCATCAGTCGTATGTACTGATCCTTTAAACACTCAACGTGATATTGCTGAACTACAAGCAATGGGCCATAAGTATCTACACATTGATATTATGGACGGTCATTATGTTCCACGTTTAGGAATCTTTCCTGAGATATGTCAACGTATCGCTACAGAGTTTCCTGATATGTTACAAGACTGTCATATCATGTGTGAAGACCCAGAGTTTGTCATTGACCAATTTAGTGGCATTGATAATATCACAACCTTTACTTTCCATATTGATGGGAACGAAGTAAACTCAGTAAGAATCATTGATAAGATCCGTAAACTAGGTAAGACCGCAGGTGTTGCTGTGAATATGGGTTCAAGTATGGAATCAACGATTCAGTTAGTTAAACATCTTGATCTCGACTTTGTATTGTTCTTAGGTATACATCCAGGTGTATTAGATCAAGTATCTAAACCTCAAGTACTCGCAGCAAAGATTACTGAGTTTAAAGAAAGACTAACCGCGGAAGGTATTGATCCTAACACAATCACTATTCAAGTTGACGGTGCGGTATCTTTTGATACTATTCCTGTACTCAAAGAAGCTGGTGCAACATTCTTCGTTGGTGGTTCTTCCACTATTTACAAGAAGCCTTTCACTGCCGCGGAGAACAGCGCTGCAATTAAGGAGCATATGCATGTATAAGGTAGTTATTCCATCAGCAGGTATTGGGTCAAGAATTGGCCCTTATACTAAATTTATGAATAAAGCGTTGGTGACAATTAATAATAAACCAGCAATCGCTCATATCATTGATAACTTTCCTGATGCAGAAGAAATTATTATCTTACTCGGTTACAAAGGCGATTACGTTCGTCAGGTAGTCACTGCATTCTTTCCTGAGAGAAACATAAAGTTTATTGAAGTAGATAATTGGGAAGGCGAAGGATCAGGCCTTGGATACACTTTAAACTGCGCCAAAAAGAGGCTGCAGTGTCCATTCATATTTGTTTCTAATGATACTGTTATTCCTAATGATCTCTGTAATTTAGATCCTTCTGAAATGGCAAAGTTTGGTAATTGGATGGGATATAACAAAGTTCAAGGAGATACGACTCAATACCGTACATTGAGTGTTGTACACGATAAAGGAACTTGTCAAGACAAGGTCGGAAACATTAATGCGAAAGGAGTTGAGAACGACGGTAATGTCTACATTGGTATTGCTGGTATTCAAGATTTTCGTAAGTTCTGGCAGGACATGGAAAGCCCTCAAGCAGTGTCTATGGGTGAGTCGTATGGAATGCAAGGTCTATCAAATATAAGAGCCATTGAATTTAAATCATGGTGTGATATTGGTAATATGGAATCTCTTAGCAAGACAAGAGAAACATTAGACGAACATGAATTTAATATTCTCGAAAAAGAAAACGAAGCAATCTGGTTTAAAGACGGTCAAGTAATTAAGTTCTCAATTGATGAAACTTTTATATCAGATCGTATTAAAAGATTGGAAGTTCTCGATAAAGATTTGTTTCCAAAGATTACATATTCAGATACTAACTTATATGTCTATGATATGATTGAAGGTGATCTGCTTAGTAATGAAATCAGCGAACCTGTAATGAATCATGTATTAGATTCTATTAACGCAAAGATGTGGCAACCTAATCTAACCGATGCTACTCCTGAACTTATTGCTTCTTGTTATGATTTCTATCAAACAAAGACACAGGATCGTGTAGATCTGTTTCATAGCAAATACGAAGTAATGGATCAAGCAGGAAAGATTAACGGAGTTGAAGTTCCAACTGCTCAAGAATTACTTGACGGTATTAACTGGGATATGCTTTGTACTGATCCGTATGCTACTGCGTTCCATGGTGATTTCCATAACGAAAATATTTTGATTGATTCTAATGGTGATCCTATTCTAATTGATTGGAGACAAAACTTTGGTAAAGGTAATCTCGAAATAGGCGATGCTTATTATGACCTTGCTAAATTCAATCATGGTTTGATTGTTTCTCATGGAATGGTTCATCGTGATTTATTTAGTGTTGACTATTCTGACTCAAAGAATGTTACGATTGACATTCATCGTCCTTCTACCCTGGTGGATGCTGAGCAAGATTATTATAAATGGCTAAATAAAAATGGATTTGACATTCAAAGAGTTGAGTTACTAACTGCTTTGATTTATCTAAATGTTGCTGCACTACATGAATTTCCATATTCAATGTATCTGTACTACTTAGGTAAAAGACTTCTACATAAATGGGGAACGGACAGTGAATATTGTAATTGGTAAGATCGGCCGCTCGATCTACTTTAACGAAAAAGGTCGTAGTATGACAGCAGGCGATGAAGAAGCGCCTATGATGTATACTATGTTGGCAGAACGCCACCCTGAACATAACTTTTATTTAATTGGTCGTTCGGATCTAACAAGGATTCGTCAAAAGGAAAATACTGATACATTAGGATCTTTCTTTGGAGAGGAACCTGAATCTAAAGTACCAAGCAATATTATAGATCTATTTGATGATTGGGATAAGAAAGCAAATGATGCTGCAGGTATTGCTATTCATGATTGGTTATTAACTAAACTTGATAATATGGATCTACAGTTTGATCTAGGTCTTATCTATTATGGTCCAATGCCTAATGTTGGTATTTCTAATAAAGGTATTATGCGACTTGATGGAACTGCACCAGCAAAATCTTTGGAAATGTTTGAAAACTATTATGCACCAATAATGCACGTGTTAAATATTCGTCAAACTCCTTGGGTTGGTTTGTGTGGAGATCCTAAATACGTTCCTTCTATCGCAAGAGATATATTGAATGAACCTAAAGTTGTAATGAGTCAAACAGAAGGTAAGTTCAAAACAAAAAGAATTGCTGCTTATGACGATTCTCTAAACAGAATTGATGTTGAAGAAGATCACCGATATGCTGCAATTGAAACTATCTTTATGCTTAATGAAAAGAAAGTTGATTGGAGAGACGTAGATAAGGATATCTTATTCACTATTGGTTTGAATGGTGGTCAATCTCGAGATGGATTTATTAAGGATTGGTTTCTCGATAAAGGACGTACCGATGTTAAAGTATATGGAAAATGGGCTGAAGAATTTACAACTCAGTATCCACATATGTTTGAAGAAAAAAGAATTGCTGAAGTGGAAGATGAATTTTATAGAACAAAATATACAATCATTCCACCACCGCATCAACCCACAGGTAACTTTGTCACTCAGAAATTTTGGAAGATGATCGTATACGGTATCATTCCATTCTTTCACCCAGGATACGATACTGAAAGTATTTTACCAATACCTAAGATATTGAGAATTGAGAGTGCTGAGGATATGTGGGAAAAGATTGATTATCTCGAAGCGAACCCACAGGAACGTAAAGCAATACAAGATAAGCTATGGAGATTCTTAGAAAGCGATGGTCTATTTGACGGATCCTTTTTACATAATCGTGTTAAACACTTTGTAAAACAGTTCGCCGGTTTGGAATTATAATTAATAATAGAATGATTGAAACTTTTCGTAAATGGAGATTAAATAATGAACGAACAAATTAAATGGGCGCCTCTTGTGCCTCTCATCGGTGGACAAATGCTTGGCGCAGAACGTGCGTTTGGTGTTCCACCTGAAGCAGTATATTCATACGACGGCTTCAACGCAAACGATTCGCATTATGTGAATTATCAAAACAATGTACATAACCGAGGTCTTGAATACGTACTTTTGGATTCAGATGAACCAAGAGGACAAGTTGATGTTGTCTCTGGTACTCCTCCTTGTGCTGCTCTATCTCAATTGAATACTGGTAAGAGTGAAGAAGTAAAAGGTTCAGGTTGTGCAAAGAACGAATGGATGTACAAAGTATTTGAAGATGGGATTGACCGTCTTGGTGCAAAAGTTGTAGTTGTTGAAAACGCACCTGCATTATATACAAAGAAAGGTCAAGGTGTTGCTGAGAACCTTTATAAGATTTGTGAAGAACGTGGATATAGTTTGACTCTATATAAAACAAGTTCTAAATATCACGGTCTACCTCAAGCAAGAGATCGTACTTTTGCTATCGGATGGAAATCACCAACTGCACCAGTAATGAATTGGTTCAAGAAAGATCGTAAAACGTTTAAAGATCATCTTGCTGAGATTCCTGATGATGCGTTACAACATGACTTGATTATTAATAAGAATATTGATACAGAACCTTATTACAAATTCATCAAGGCAAAAACTAATCGTGATCCTCGTGAAGTCTGTATTGAAGAAGATATTAAATCTACTTTTCAATGGGTTCAGCGTAACGGCATGTTAGAAGAAGCTAATAAATGGTTTAAAGATACCAACAATGAGAAAGGCGTTAAACTGTCTGACCATGCTATCATGAAGTTTGCTGATGGCAAAGGTATTTGGGATGGTTCAGTTCACGTCTTTGGTGAATATATGAATGCAGTGATTGGTCGTAACATGGTTGATTCAATTCATCCTGTACACGAAAGATCAATGACAATTCGTGAAGCATTACACATGATGGGATTCCCTGCAGATTTTGAACTTGTTGGTGGTGTTACGAAAGTAAACCATATTGCTCAAAACGTACCTGTTCCTACCTCCGCAAGTATTCATGGTGAAATTGCGAAATTCTTACGTGGCGAATTAGAACTATCTGATACAACCTTCCTACGTCAAAACAATCACAAAGAAGAAATGGTACTTGATCCTCTCGGTAAGGACATGAGACCAAATTTAACTGAATTCTTTGCATAAAACTGTTGACATAATGATTATACTGTGTTATAATAGTAGATCAAACAAAGGAATATAGTATGAGAAACGATTTAATCTTCGACTTCGAGACAATGGGTCAAGATGTAAACGATTGTGCAGTGATTGATGTATCGGCAATGGTATTCAATTGGGATAAGATGACTTCATCAGATCCATACACATTAAGCGATATCTCTAAGTGTCGCAAATTCAAACTTAACGTTAAAGAGCAAGTGCAAAAGTATGGTTGGAAAATCAATGAATCTACTCTAAAGTTTTGGAGTGAACAGAATAAGGAAGTAAGGGCAAACATTGCTCCTAAGACTTCTGATCTTTCTGTTGAGGATTTCGTTAAACAGTTTACCGATTTCCTTATTGATTCTCCAAAGATTAAATATTGGTGGTCAAGATCAAATACGTTTGATCCAATCATTCTTGCACGATTATACGCTTCTCAAGGTAAACAACAACACATGGATTCTCACCTCAAGTTCTATTCCGTAAGGGACACAAGAACTTACATTGATGCAAAGTTCAATTTTGAATTAAAGAAGAATGGATTTGCACCTTGTGAAAATGATGAGAAGTGGGATTCAGTATTTAAAGCACACGACAGTTCATGGGATATATTGGCTGATGTATTAAGACTACAGTCAATTGTTCGAGCTGAAAATGATATGGAGCAAATTAGAGTATGAAGCTTGAAGTAAAAACCGAAGAACTACAAAAACAACGACTATTCGTAGGTACACCAATGTATGGTGGCCAATGTACTGGTTTATATACTAAGTCGACTAATGACTTGAGTATGTTAGCATCTACTCATAAGATTCCACTTAAGTACTATTTCTTGTTTAATGAAAGTTTAATTCAAAGAGCAAGAAACTATATTGTAGATGAGTTCTTAAGATCTGACTGTACTCACTTATTGTTTATTGATGCTGACATTGGATTTGATCCAAGAGATGCTTTAGCCTTACTTGCCTTACAGGTATCAGATCCAGACAAATATGATATCGTCTGTGGTCCATATCCTAAAAAGACAATTGCTTGGGAGAAAGTATCAAGAGCAGCTCATGTAGGTGGATTTGGTAAAGAGAATCCATTTGACTTAGAAAAGTTTACATCAGATTTTGTTTTCAATCCAGTACAAGGATCGAAATCATTCAAACTCTCGGAACCTGTTGAAGTTGCAGAAGGCGGTACTGGGTTTATGTTAATCACAAGAGAGGCGTTAGAGAAATATCGTGACACCTATCCTGAACTTGCATATAAACCAGATCACGTTAGAACAGAACAATTTGACGGTACTCGAGATATTCATGCTTTCTTCGACTGTGTCATCGACCCAGAAACAAGAAGGTACTTATCCGAAGATTACTTCTTCTGTAAGATGGCTCGCAAAGCTGATCTCTCAGTATGGATGTGTCCTTGGATGAGAATTAACCACGTTGGATCATATATCTTTAAAGGCGATATGGGAAGCTTAGGTCAATTAGGTGTTACAGCAACTGCTGATGATAAATCTAATAGAAAAACCTATAATCCTATTGACAAAGCTAAGTAATTGGTATATAATATACAACAATATAAAAACTAAATGGAGAAATTTATATAATGAAATTTTCTAACGAAACCTTGACGGTCTTAAAAAGCTTTACTGCTATCAATAAGTCAATCTTATTGTCCAGTGGTAATGTACTAAAGACTATAACTCCAGAGAAGACATTGATTGCGATCGCAGACATAGCAGATGAAATTCCTTCAGATGCTTGTATCTATGATCTTTCAAGATTTTTGTCAATTTTATCTCTGTATAACGATCCCGATGTGGAATTTTTTGATAAATACTTTATTATATCGGAAGGCAAACGTAGAACTAAATACGTATTTGCCGATCTCTCAATGATCCATACTCCACCTGAGAAGGAAATCACAATTCCTTCAGCTGACGTGACAGTATCGGTATCTGACGGAGATTTGTCTGCAGTATTGAAGGCAGCAGGTGTATTACAATTTTCAGAGATTGCGTTTGTAGGCGAAGGCGGCAAATGTTATCTGAAAGCAATCGACAGTTCTAATAACGGTGCAGATGACTTTGGTATCGAAATTGGGGAAACTGTTGATGATTTTCAAATTATCATTAAAACTGATAACTTGAAATTAATGCCATTAGATTATGAGGTTACTCTTTGTTCAAAAGGTATCTCAGAGTTTAAAGGTAAAGGTGTTACGTATTACGTAGCTATTGATTCAAAGTCGACTTATAACAAAAGGTAATAACTATGAATGAACCAGTAAATGGTAACTTTGGCCAACAACAAGAAGGCCAAGAACAAGAGGTGGTAATCACTCTTGGAGATTTATCAACTGTGTTGCAGATTATTGACGTAGTCTCACAGCGCGGTGGATTCCAAGGGCAAGAACTTGCCGGAATTGGAACGCTTCGAAATAAACTAGAAACGTTCTTACGACAGAAAGGTCCTAAGCAACCAGACGCTCAAGAAATGGGTAGACAGGATGCAGGCGTTGATACATCAGCCGGTGAATTGGCTGGTAAACTTGTTGACTAATTATATTAGTTAGCAGGCACTTCTCGAGAGGTGGGGGTGGAAACACCCCTGCTGATTTCTCGAAATTTTTATTTTATATTATGTTTATGGTGAATTATGATTGATGCAAAATCAAACGAAGTCTTATGGGTAGAAAAGTACCGTCCTCAAATCGTTGAAGATACCATTCTCCCAGAAGCAATGAAAGAAACATTCCGTAAGTTCGTATCAGACGGCAGTGTTCCAAATCTATTATTAACAGGTGGTCCTGGTGTAGGTAAAACTACGGTTGCCAAGGCAATGCTCGAAGAACTAGGTTGCGATTATATCGTAAAGAATGGTTCTCTTAATGTTAATATTGATACCCTCCGATACGACATCTCAACATTCGCTTCCGCAGTATCTCTTTCAGGTACAGGTCGTAAGTATGTAATCTTTGACGAAGCAGATTATTTGAACGCAGCAAATGTTCAACCTGCATTACGTAACTTTATTGAAGAGTACAGTTCAAACTGTGGTTTCATCTTTACTTGTAATTTCAAGAATCGTATTATTAGTCCATTACGCTCAAGGTTGTCTGAAGTAGATTTTTCTATTGATACTGCCGATAAGCCACAAATGGCAATGCAGTTCTTCAAACGTGTTAAAGGAATACTTGACCAAGAAGAAGTTGAATACGATCCTAAAGTTGTTGCTAAAGTAATTGAGAAACACTTTCCTGATTTCCGACGTGTACTAACTGAACTACAATCATACGCTGCTTCTGGTAAAATTGATGAAGGTATCTTTGTTAATTTAAAACAAGAATCTATTGATGATGTATTTCGTTTACTCAAAGCAAAACAGTTTACCGAAATGCGTAAATGGGTTGCCAAGAACTCAGATCAAGATATGAATGAAATGTTTCGTCGTATCTATGATATGATGTCAAGCAAAGTCACATTACAATCACAAGCAGGATTTATAGTTACATTGGCTGATTATATGTACAAGTCCGGTTTGGTTGCTGACCAAGAAATTAATATGGTTGCATTCCTAACAGAAGTTATGATTGAATGTGAGTACTCATAATGATTGGAAAACTTGAATGTTTCAATTGTGGTGAAAAGACAACAAAAAAGAAATCCTATACGGTTGAACTCAACACAGCAGAAGGTAAACATAAAATACCTTTATGCGACAAGTGTGGTACTTCTTTTAATGTAATAGCAAAAGAACTTGAGGAGATCATCGGTGAAAGACCTGAATCCATTTGATTTTATGAATGCTGCGTCCTTCTCTAAGGATGATTTAATTCGTAATAGTGATATACCAGAACATACCGAAAAGATGTATACGCCTTATGTAGTGAATCGTGGCTTTACCAATTTTGAGGATACGATATTACACGCAAACGAAATGAATATGAGACATGGTTTATTCTATGGCGCTCAATTTGATTATTATAGATCTGTTCTTCGTAAGCGTAAGAGATTCTCTAAATGGCCTAAGGCTGAAAAGAATACTGACCTTGACGCAATCCAAGAAGTATATCAATGTAACCGAACGGTTGCTAAACAATATCTTAAAGTATTGAATAAAGAACAGCTCGTTACTATCCATGATAAAGTAAACGAAGGCGGCTGATACAAGATTATTATAAATAATGTTATATGGTGTAATACCATTGCCACTACTATAATAATTAACAGGTGAATATAAATCATGGACACGGATATTTTTAAAGGAGTCGGTGTCGAAGTTGAATTGCCCACGCAGGATTCTTTCCTCAAGGTTAAAGAAACATTGACACGGATCGGCATCTCAAGCCGCAAAGAAAGAAAATTATATCAATCTTGTCATATCCTACACAAACAAGGTAGGTACTCGATTCTACACTTTAAAGAATTGTTTATTTTAGATGGGAAGCATAACACGTTAACAGAAGAAGACATATCACGTCGTAATACGATTGTGAACCTGTTAGAAGAATGGGAACTTGTTAAAATATTAGATCCAAGTAAGACAAAGGATCCAGTAGCTTCGCTGAATCAAATAAAGATCATTTCATTTAAAGAAAAAGGCGAATGGGAATTGACAGTCAAATATAATATTGGAAAAAAATAGTTGACATAAACAACTAACTGTTATATAATATAACAAACAGGAACATACATTATGAAAGTTTTTAAAACACGTGACACCGCAGAAATCCCATCTTACGCAACCGAAGGTTCAGCATGCTTTGACGTTAAGGCATGTCTTGAGATTGGGAACACAATCAAATGCTATACTCCATTCAACAAAAAAGTTCCGATGCATCCAAAGATTATCGGCGGTTCAGGTGAAATTGGAATTGCGATTCCTCCTGCTGCAAGAGTACTAATTCCAACAGGACTTATATTCGATATTCCAAAAGATCACGTAATCGAAATGTTTATTCGTTCGAGTGTAGCAACAAAGAAAGGTTTAGCTTTAGTCAATAGTGTTGGTATTATTGATTCTGATTATGTTGACGAAACACATATTATTGTACACAACATGTCTGATACTATTGTAATCGTAAATCACGGTGATCGTTTGGCACAATGTAAATTATCAAAAATAGAACAAACAGTATTGACACAACGCAAAACAGCTCCTAAGCAAAAGACCGACCGCAAAGGTGGTATTGGAAGTACAGGAGCTTAAAGTATCTCAAGGAAGATGTTCGGCGTATCAAGTGGTACGCCCTGCCATTAGTGGGTAGGAAACCACCCTCGGAAGTACTTAGCGATAAAGGGAGTAGGTATGAAGTATTTAATCTTCATGACAGCTTTTCTTGTAATGGGTTGTAGTTCCTCGTCAAGTGTATTGGACGGAACAACTGGCATTATCTCTGGTGTAATCAAAGACGTATCTGATATAACAACATATACTCTTGATGCAGCAAGTGGTGCAGTAAAAGCAGCAACACCTGAAACAGCAAAAGATCAGGAATAAGTTTTTTGACAAGGATGTCATCTCTGAGTGTATAAATAGATTTGTAGGATGCCGATAGGGTCTTACAAATAACCGATGGGTATTACCATCAGATAACAATTAATCTTGCTTAATAGGAGAATAACATGACTGGATTAAACATAAACCAACTACACCCGTTCGCTCTCGGATTCGATAGAGTTTTCGATAGACTTGCGGAGTTCCCACAACATCAACAACAATCACAAGGCTTCCCGCCTTATAATATCAGAACCGACAAAGGCGAAAAGTTCTTTATTGATCTTGCTTTAGCAGGTCTTGATATTGATGATGTTGAAATTGAAGTAAAAGAAGCTAATTTAACTGTTCGTTCCACATGGGATGAAGCAGGAGATTACTTTAACGGCGGCGGCGAATACGTTCACCGTGGTATTTCCTTCAAGAAGTTCACCAGGAGTTTTACTCTTGCGGACGATATTGAAGTAATTGACGCTAACTTCAAAAACGGTCTTTTAAC